GGGGGCTGGGGGCGGGGGTCGTAGACCGGCTAAAAGAGCAGCGGTTCAAGGTCAGGGGCGTGAATTTCGGCAACAAGGCCAAGAATCCTATTATGTACGGCAACAAACGGGCTGAAATGTGGGGTGATATGCGCGATTGGTTGAAAACAGCCAGCGTGCCCAACGACAGATTCTTGAAAAGTGACCTGATTTCGCCTAAGATGAAGCCCGATTCGCGTGGTACGATCTATCTAGAGTCCAAAAAGGACATGAAAGCCCGTGGTCTGGCCTCACCGGATGCAGCAGACGCCATCGCGCTGACGTTTGCGTATCCTGTCGCCAGCCGAGAGTATCGTGAGCCAAAGTCACACATTCGCACCGCAAGCGGGTATAGTGGCGGGGCTGTAACCAGTTGGATGGGGGCGTAATGGCTAAAAAAGGCGTGTCTCTAAGCGTTGGACGGGGCGAGAAGCTGCCCGTTAGCAAAGGCGCGGGCCTGACAGCCAAGGGCCGCGAGAAGTACAACGCAGCTACTGGCTCGAACCTCAAGGCGCCAGCCCCGAGCCCCAAGACCAAGGCCGACGCTGCACGGAAAGCTAGTTTTTGCGCTAGAATGGCTCCTATCGCAAAAAAAGCTGGAGAAGGTAGCCGTGCAAAAGCATCAATGCAACGTTGGAAATGCTGAAATGTGGGCCGATGTCCGTGGTTACGAAGGCCGTTACCAAGTCAGCACGCTTGGTCGGGTTAAATCGTTAGCCCGTGCAAGGCGCGGAAAAGCTGGTGCTGATGTGCCCATGCCTGAACGCATCATGCGTTTAACACTTAAAAAAGACACGGGGCGCACCAAACCATACGCTGAGGTGCGGTTCCGCAACGGTGGCCTTCGCACAGAACGCAGCAAATCTTTTTTGGTTCACCGCCTTGTAGCCGATGCGTTTATAAAACGGCTAGAGCCGGGCGAACAAGTTGACCACATCAACGGCGTACACGGTGATAATAGGGCAGAAAATTTGCGTGTGCTGAAGACCGTAGAGCACGCCCGACTGCATCCAACCGTTGTCAACCCGCTAACACACGATCCTAAAACTGGCTGCTTTTTGCCAAGGAGCGCATAGAATGGCTACCAAACCCGGACTCTACGCTAACATTCACGCCAAGCGCGAGCGCATCAAAGAAGGCTCGGGCGAAAAGATGCGTAAACCTGGCTCGCCTGGCGCTCCTACCAAAAAAGACTTTGTACAGTCGGCCAAGACGGCTAAAAAGCCGATGAAGGGTAAGTGATGCCACTCGTCAAGTCAAAATCCCCTGAAGCCTTCCGCAAAAACGTGAAGGCTGAAGTTAAAGCTGGCAAGCCGGTCAAGCAGGCTGTTGCCATTGCATACGCTGTCAAGCGCGCTGCGCCGAAAGGAAAGAAATGAGCAAGCACCTCGAACCCATCAGCAAACTCAACGCCCGTGAGCCAAAAATGTCCGGCGGCGGTATGCCCGACCGCAACAAAGAGACGTACTCCAAGATGCCGGGTATGGGCTGTCACGGCACCATCCCGTCGGGCACCAACGTCAAGGCCACGGTTGCTAAGGTTCTGAGCAAGATCAAGTAATCATGCCTCAAGACTACACAGGAATCGCCGCTGCTGGAGCGGTCAGCGAGGGCGGCTCGGCCAAGGACAAGAGCGACTCTGAGGTGCTCTCGACGGCCCGCAGTCGCCTCGACATGGCGATTTCTGCGCTGTCTGAGTCGCGTGAGGACGAGCTTGACGACCTGCGGTTCTACGCCGGCTCGCCCGACAACCACTGGCAGTGGCCGGCTGACGTGCTGGCGACCCGTGGCGCGGTGCAGGGCCAGACGATCAACGCCAGGCCGTGCCTGACAATCAACAAGCTGCCCCAGCACGTCCATCAGGTCACCAACGAGCAGCGGCAGAACAGGCCGCAGCCCAAGGTTATCCCGGCAGACGACGGCGCTGACGTTGAGGTGGCCGAGATTTTTAACGGCATGATTCGGCACATCGAGTACATCTCGGACGCCGACGTGGCCTACGACACGGCCTGCGAGAACCAAGTGTCCTACGGCGAGGGCTACGCTCGCATTCTGACCGAGTACTGCGACGACAACACATTCAATCAGGACATTAAGATCGGGCGCATCCGCAACAGTTTTAGCGTCTACATGGACCCGCTGATCCAAGACCCGTGCGGCTCAGACGCTCGCTGGTGCTTCATCACCGAGGACATCCCCAAGGACGAGTACGAGCGCCAGTACCCGGACGCTGCGCCCATCACCACGCTGCAAACGCTGGGCGTGGGCGACCAAGGCTTTAGCCAGTGGATGAACGAAAACACGGTGCGTATCGCCGAGTATTTCTACATCGAGAACACCAAAGAAACACTCAACCTGTACCCCGGCAACGCCACGGCGTTTAGCGGCACGCCCGAGGACAAGATGATGCGGGCGCAGTTTGGCAAGCCCCTGCGCTCGCGCCCGTCTGACCGCAAGAAGGTCAAGTGGCTCAAGATCAACGGCTACGAGGTGCTGGAGAGGTCCGACTGGGCCGGCTCGCACATTCCGGTGATCCGCTGCGTGGGCAACGAGTTCGAGGTTGAGGGCCGGCTGTACGTCAGCGGCCTCGTGCGTAACGCCAAAGACGCGCAGCGCATGTACAACTACTGGACCAGCCAAGAGGCCGAGATGCTGGCGCTGGCCCCCAAGGCGCCGTTTATCGGCTACGGCGGTCAGTTCGAGGGCTACGAGATGCAGTGGAAGACTGCAAACACCCAGAACTGGCCCTACCTTGAGGTCAACCCAGACGTTACAGACGGCGCAGGAGCCGTCTTGCCGTTGCCCCAGCGGGCTGCCCCGCCCCTGCCCCAAACCGGCCTCATACAGGCCAAAATGGGCGCTGCTGACGACATCAAGTCGGTCACTGGGCAGTACAACGCATCGCTGGGCATGACATCGAACGAGCGGTCGGGCAGGGCCATCCTGGCCCGGCAAAGGGAGTCGGACACCGGCACTTACCACTACGTTGACAACTACGCCCGGTTCATCCGCTACATCGGCCGTCAGTTGGTTGATCTGATCCCGAAAATTTACGACACGCAGCGCATTGCCCGGATTGTCGGCGAGGACGGCGAGTCCAAGATGATCAAGATCAACCCGATGCAGCCCGAGCCGGTCAAAAAAATCCGCAACGAGCAGGGCATCGTGGTGGACAAAATCTACAACCCCGGCGTCGGCAAGTACGACGTGATGGTTATCACCGGGCCAGGCTTTGCCACCAAGCGTCAGGAGTCGCTGGAGGCAATGGCCCAACTGCTGCAAGGCAACCCGGACCTCTGGCGCGTGGCCGGCGACCTGTTCGTTAAGAACATGGACTGGCCGGGCGCTCAGGAGATGTCTCAGCGCTTTGCCAAGGTCATCGACCCGGCGATCATCGGCGATGATGAGGACAATCCGGCGCTGGCTGCGGCCAAGCAGCAGATGGAGGCCATGAACCAAGAGATGCAGCAGATGGCCGGGATGCTCCAGAACGTGCAGAAATCGATGGAAGCCCGTGACCTGTCGATCAAAGAGTTCGAGGCCGAGATCAAGGCGTACCAGGCTGAGACGCAGCGCATCAGCGCGGTGCAGGCCGGCATGACCGAGCAGCAGATTCAGGACATCGCTATGGGCGTTGTGGCTGCGGCAATGGAGAGCAATAACTTGAACTCGCAGATGCCGGAGATGCAGCCAGAGATGATGGAGCAGCCTCCGATGATGCCACCTGAAGGAGCCATGCAATGAGCACCGCCGCAGACTTCATGGGCCTTTTGTTCTTGGCTCGCGACGTAGCCCACTCGGTGCATCTGAACACGCGCAGCTACTCCAAGCATGTGGCGCTCAACATCTTCTATGATCGCATCATTGGCGCGGCTGACGACTTTGCCGAGGCGTACCAAGGCCGTCACGGATTGATCGGCCCCATTACCCTACACTCGGCCAAGAAGACGACCAACATCACCGAGTTCCTTGAGGCATCGCTGGCCGAGGTCGAGGAGATGCGCTACAAGGTGGCGAAAAAAGAAGACTCAACATTGCAGCAGTTGATTGATAATATTGTCGAGATATATCTGCGAACGCTGTACAAGCTCAAATTCCTGGCATAAGGACACATCATGGAACTCCTCAACCCGATGAGCCAAGCGGATTTTCCCGCTTACTCCGCAACTGCCGGCGCTACTGCGGGCAACACGACTGCATGGGGCGCTGGTCCTCAAGGTGTGATGGTTTGGTCTGACCAGCCCTGCTACGTTCAGGTGGGCGTGGGGGCCGTGGCTACCAGCGCCAGCACCCCAATTCCGGCCTTTACGCCTATTCCGTTTGTCGTGCCGCTGAACACGACCGGCGCCCCCTGGCGCGTCAGCGTGCTGCGGATCGGCAGCACCGACGGCACCGCGTACGCCAAACCTATCAACAAGCAATGAGCTTCGGTGTAGCTTTCCGCAACGCTGTCGGCCTTAGTTTGGGCGGCATTATTTCGCTTTTCGGCGGGCGTGGTAGCGAGCAGGCCCAGAGCAACCTTCTTACCGAGTCTGGCGACAACCTCGTCCAAGAAGACGGTGGCTTGATCCTTTTGGAGTGACCTAAATGGCCGTCAATCTTTCCCCAGTGGGCGGCGTTGCGGCCCAGTTCTTCACCAACACCGGCGCTGTCCTGACGGGCGGCAAGCTGTACACCTACTTGGCTGGCACCACCACGCCTGCGGCTGCTTACACCTCGTCCAACGGTTCTACTGCTTGGACTAACCCTATCGTGCTGGACGCTGCTGGCCGGGTGCCTGGCAGCGGTGAGATTTGGATAACCGACGGCATCCTGTACAAGTTCTTGCTCAAGGACGCCAACGACG